AACATTTAAAAGAAGAAGAACAAAGACACAAAGACCAAGCACAGAAGAATAATTTTTAGGAAGATCAACCATGGCAGTAACTACATTAAATGACCTAGCCGGAGCCCTACGAAGCGATAATGATGCACAACTTGCAGCTACTGTGCGGCAGAGTACACATATATCAAATCTTGTGGAGCAAAATGCATCTTTAAATGCATTCTTAAGAGCTAGGGCTGCTGCAGAAGACGCTGAAAGAAGAGCAGCTGCTGCACGACGAGTAGAAGAAGATAGAGAAGCTTCTGCCGCATCGGCTGCAGTAAGAACTTCAGAATCATCTTCAGAATCATCAGTATCCGGCTCAGGATCAGGTTCGGGCTTTTTTGGTAAGTTACTGACGATGGGCCCTCTTGGAAAAATGATTAAAGCTGTTGGATCAGTGCTTTCGACTGCAAAAAAACTTGGAAGACTCTTTTTAAAAGGCGGCATATTTGGTGCTGTTATATATGGAGTTTATCAAATATTTAAAGATATTGGTGAAAATGAAAAATTTAAAGCCACGATTGCATCTCTTAAAAAATCATGGGAATCTATTAAAACATCTTGGAATGAAATAGTAGAGTTATTTGCTGATCCTCAAGAAGGTTCGGTAATTTCAAGAATTAAAAATGCAATTTCCGGTGCAATGGATTGGGTTGCATCATTTGGAGAAGAGTGGGAATTTATAAGATGCAAAATACAGGATGCCGCTCTTTTTATAGCTGAGAATGTGGTTGGAGGAATTGCGCTCGCGCTTGAAGGCGTTAAGAATTTTATGAAAGATCCAGTTGCTACATGGAATAGATGGACAGCTGGAATTCAAGCTGGATGGGACAATGCTATGACTCTGCTTGGTGGAGCTTGGGACGGCTTTCTTGAAATTTTTACTATTGATATTCCACTCTGGTTTAGTTCTCGTAAACTAGATTTTGATTTATGGCTTGGTGATGTCAAAATAGCTTTCACCGAAAAGTGGGAAGCGTTTTCTGGATTCTTTACTGAAACAATACCGGACTGGTTTACACTTCAAAAAATAAAATTTGATGCATGGGTCTTTGGGGTTGGAGAAGCTTTTACTAAAAAGTGGGAATCATTTTCTGGATTCTTCACTGAAACAATACCGGGCTGGTTTAGTGCTCGTAAAGAAGAATTTGACATTTGGCTTGTTGATACTAAAAAAGCTTTTACAGATGCATGGGCAAATTTTAAAAAATTCTTCTTAGAAGATATTCCAGGCATGATTTCAGGATGGTGGGATGGCGTTAAAGGGTCGGACCTTTTTTCTGAGGTTAAATATTATTGGGATGAGATATATAAATTTATGACTGTAGATATACCAAAAACAATTAGTCTTTGGTATATAAAAGCGACTACTGCCGGTGAATTTATAATGGATTTTTTAAAATCATCATGGGACAATGTGGTATGCTTCTTTACAAAAGATATTCCTAAAGTAATAGATACGTGGGTTAATAATGTATTTGCAGTTAAAGATAGTTTTATGGATTTTTTAAAATCATCATGGGACAATGTGGTATGCTTCTTTACAAAAGATATTCCTGAAGTAGTAGATAAATGGGTTGGTAAGGTAATTAAAGTTAAAGATAATTTTATGAACGGCATTGCCAATGCATGGACTGCTGTCACAACATTTTTTACTGAAACAATACCTACAACTATAAAAGAATGGATAGTTCCAGATTTTGATTTAATGGGCAATATCACTGCAAAAGTTACTGATATGCTAACTATGATTTTTGATCTTATTCCAAGCATGGAAGATATTAAAAACAGTCTTATTAGTCAAGTAGGCAAATTGGGCCCCATTGGTCAGTCAGTATTAGAATTTTTTGGCATTGGCGGATCTGATATCGTTGATATCAAACCAGGTAATAGAGGATATGATCCTTTGCGAGTCCAAACATCCGACTTAAGATTTCTTGGTGAAGAGGGCGGATCCACACCTTTGGAAACTTTGCGCAATTCTATCAAGAATAAACTAAGTAATAATCCGGCTCTTTTAAGAAAGGCTGAAGTATCGGAGCTAATAAAAGCAGCTGAAGCTGAGGTAGAAGCCAAAAAAATGGTGGAAGTGGTAGGTTGGCCAACTAATACTGTGATTGGATCTGTTGGTGATACAACTACCACACAATCTTCTGTTACTTATATCAGTCCTGAACGCTATGCCTATCTTGATATGTTTGAAGCCGGTACCGGTCGTGGTCCACCTAATACATGGCATTTAAATTAAAGGCCGACATTTCTGCCGGCCTTTAAAGTAGTAATGTAATTAATCTTAGTCTTCATTTACTAGATTAGCAAAGTGTGACATAATGTCATCGTCATCATTTGCTTCAGACGATGCCACAGCAGTCATTTGAGGCGCTGGAGCGGCCTTTATAGGAGCAGCTGGCCGTTCTTCACCTAGACTACGCTCTTGAGCCATGGTAGGCGCACCACCAACAGCGGCTTCACCTAGTACACTCATTAGCTTAGTTTTAAGTTCTGCGTATGACTTATAGCCTTCTTCTGCATATTTGTTTAAATCATGCATGGAATTATAAATCCCTTCAAGTTTTGCATCATCTTCAGATAGTGCTTCTTGTCGGCTGAACTCAGACTTATCATAATTACGATAGCCTTCAACATCACGAATTTTTAGTTTAAAGTTTGCACCAGTCCAGAAATCAAATGGATTAATTGGTTCCTCATCCGCGAAGTCTGGTTGCATTGCATCCATCAATTTATCGAAGATTTTTTTGCCATACTGATAAAGAAATACTTTACCCTCATTAGCAGGATTACCTGGATCGGATACAACTAAAATATTTGATACGTGATGTAAACGACGTTTTTGACGACGTGCAGTTTCTTTATCAGATTCTAGTCCGGTATTCCAGAGCTTACTATTCAGTTCGCCAACTGGATCTTCTTGACCAATAGAAGTAAGTGATTTTTCGATATACCATTTACCAGTTGGACCTTTAAAACCATGATCCCAATAACGAACCCATGGAAGTTCGGCACCTTCAGTAGCTGGAAGAAAGCGAATAACAGCATAACCATTATTCTGTTTGTCAACAGTCGGTTTCCACATACGATCATCCGTATATTTATTTGACGTTGCCCCACCACCAGCAGCTTCGGCTGCTGCGACGAGTTTATTAATCTGACCGCGGTCACGTTTAAGATTTGCAAAAGACATATTATGTTCCTTATATTTGCTGAATTATGTTTTTATATTACTGAATTATTATACAATATATTGTACGATTTGTACACTATTATATATCATTATTTTCTGATGAAAATAACTGTTTCTTTACCAGTATCTGGATTAACTGATGGGATCGCAACATGACCTTCAGGAACAGGTTGAGTTCCAGTATATTGCCATGTACGGCCAGCTTCTTTATTTGCTGGACCGGCATTAAAAAACTCTTCATTGTCATTCAAAAAGAGCATTGTGATCATAATTAGTTCAAACATTTTTGTTTTCCTTTGTTTGTTTTATGTGTTTATATAGTTGATAGTAATAGTCGAAAGTTGCCGGATAGTTGTCTGGGTCTGGTAACACTCCTTTAAACATTTTAATAAATTCTTGTATTTCATCGTTTGTCATTTTCCATACTCTGTCTTTTATCACAGTACATTATCCACATATACCAAGAAGCATATAGAGGTATAATAGCATTTAAATTAATTATTGGCGGTAATATCATTATTGCGGCAGGAAATATAAACACTGTCATGATAGCCACTGCTACATAATCATACCAACGTATCATTCAAATATCAATTCGTTCTGCTTTGGTAAAAAATTAAGACTCATTGCTTCAGCCTCAATTTTTTCTCGAATCACGTTTGATATAAACTTTTTTACATCTTGTGGATCTATATTTGTAATTTCACAAGTCTCAATAACAGCATCAATATATGATAGCTTTTTATCAATAACTTGCTTCTCTATCATTTTACCAAACTTAGCACGATTCATAAATTCTAATTCTTCTGCCATTTTAAACCTTTCTATTTAGCCAAAGCTCTTAATATGATAACATCTTTATTGATGCGTCCATTAACATTTTTTGATGTCTTAGTTGTGAGCTTTGACCATTCTTTATTGATCTGAGTCGAGGATTTACTTAAAATTATTGGAATAAATTCGTCTGGCTTACGAAGCCGTGTGCTCCGACATAGGTCAGCATCTAATCCGAGAATAGTAGTACCTTTGACTTCAAAGCCAATTGCCTTTTGACACACATATTCAGTTAATTCTCTATATTTCGTATTAAAAGTATAAAGCCGCATCGCACCAATAATTGAAGTAGGCGTAATAGATGTTAGCTTATATTCTTTTGACTCTTTTGCATAGTTAAGTTTTTCAACTTGTTTATCCGCAGTTTTAACTTTGGGTTTACGAGTAGCACGCAAAGCTTTTTTCGAAGCCATATACTTTTCGATTTCAGCACATAGTTCGGTAAGAAATTTTAAATATTTTTTACGACGTGACGTTGACCAGCCTGAATATGCTTCAATAAGATCTTCAGGTTTATCATTGATAAGTTCATTTATTTCATTTATCTGAGGTGTATAATACACAAAAGCAGTCTTAGCCATATTATATGGGGCATCGATTTTCTTTAATTCGTCATAGACTGAATAGTCGCCAGCAGTTTCCCAATTATCTACAACATTATCAATTCCGCCAATAAATTCAGACGTGCGCTCTTGAATAATTTCTTGAATGGTTTTCTTTACTGGACCAGTTTCTTCTGGCTTATTAGCCTTTTCAGCTTGTTTAGCTCTACCGCGGGCTAGTAATTCTTTTACATGCTTTTTTAGAACCTTATCAGCATCCCACCATGCTGGGAATTCTTTATCCATTTCTTTCCATACAATAGTAGATGCCAATAAAGGTAGACCCGCAAAGGACCACTCAGGCGCGTCCATGGCTATTCTAGCATCAGCTTTAGGAACAACTTTTCTGATATAAGACTTAATCTTGCTTATAACATCTTTCTTATCAACTTCTGTTCGGACGTAATCATTAAAATTACGAAAGTTATCTTGAGGAGCAGCCGCAAAACCAGTTCTTGCACGTCGAGAAAATGTTGGCTTAACTTTAGCTCTTTTTGTTGTCTTACGCGCTACCATTATCATAGTCCTTTATTTTAATCAAGTCATAATCACCATCATCCATTTCTTCATAATGAATATAACCTTCATGACATAATTTTGTAATTACGAGATCCACAATTCCTTCAACTTCGGCTTCTTTAGCATTACGCTGGCCGAGTACATAAGAAACAAAAATAATACCGGCGATGCAGACACCGAAAGTAATATTAGAGTTAATTAATAAGAGTTCGTTCATTGATATCTCCTTAGCATAAGACAATACTATCACAGTTTAAAAGTAATGTACACCTTTAAATGCGTTTTGTTTAATTTTTTCCGTTAGTAACGTATGAGCCTTCAGCCATATCATATGCTGCGACGAGTTCTTTTAACATATATGGTGTAATTACCACAATATTAAAATCTTCGTGTTCATCGTATTGTCTAATATAACAATATTCTTCGTCTACTATTATTTCAACATCATCAGCCCCGCCTTTATTATCTAAGATAGTAATAATGCTATGATCGAATTCATGTTCTATAGTAATCATTTAGATCTTTCGTATTAATATTTTTAACTTAGATATTTCAGCATTAGTAAGAGTGCAAATTGGAACTTCTAAAAGCTTTTCAACAGATTTAATTATAAAATCTTTATCTGACTGAATCATTTACTTTCCTTTTATATTTTTTAATGCACCTTTCACAATACTAGGATATTCGCCAAGAAAACTGCCAGCCTCTAATAATTCTTTACTTAAAAGATGCTTATGATAATGTGTTATATTATCCCATTCTTTTAGAATTTTATTGGCTAACTTGTCAAAAAAAGCATCTGACAATATAGGATCGTCCTCTTCATAATATGCATATGATGCCATGATATAGAATGGCACTGTCATATTTACGTTGTCTATTATAATTTCTTCAAAGCGATTATCAAAGTTTGCCATATTATCGTCTCATATTAGCAGCATCAATTGCTGCATTTTTGTTATCTTTACGAATTGGCATAAGATTACTTTTATGCGTTACTACAATACCAGCAATCTCATCACCTGTGTATTTATTCGTTTCTTTTAGTGTACCATTTTCTATCTTATTAGAAAGCATCGAGCGGTTTGTACTGAATACGTGACGCTCATGACGATAGTCTTGTTTAGTACCTTTCACACCCATACGATCAAGAAAAGCCTGATGTTCAGCTTCTCTTGCTTTCCAACCAGGCTTCTTTTTGATTTTTGATTTTCCATGTACTTGAACGCCTTGAATCATGTGCATAGACATTGTATACTCCTTTTTATTTGGTGCGGATGGAGAGACTTGAACTCTCACGCCGTGAAGCACTAGAACCTAAATCTAGCGTGTCTACCAATTTCACCACATCCGCACACGTCTTTGGCTGGAACGGTAGGACTCGAACCTACAATCACCTGTACCAAAAACAGGGGCATTACCATTATGCTACGTTCCAAAAACTTCTATGTCAAGCAATAAATCTCTTTTTATGTTTTTTCGTTTAATGCTTTATCTTTTTCTTCATAACCAGTTCCAAAACAAAATTCACATTCTATTTTTGAAATCTCGACAACACCAGAACCATCACAATTCTTACAAACTTCGCTCTGATCCCACTCGTCTAATGCTATCTCTACTTGTGTCAACCACTCGTCGATGTTATCATCACCCCATATAGATATAGTCATTTTTTGTCCTCTCAGTGATAAGTGATTCTTCCTACTCTAGTAATATATCACAGTTTTAATGTAATGTACATAGTTAAATGCGGCTATACATAATAAACTTTTGGGCGATAAACATATTTACATTCCTGCACGCTATCAACACGAAAAGAACGCCAGCCTTCTGCCTTTGTATCCCAGCATGGAATGACTTCAGGATTTACAGCACGAACTTTCTTTTGAGTAATAGGTTCATCTTTTTCAGCAGATGGAATCATACCTTCTAGCAAAGTGCAAGTCATAACTCGCTTATCGCCATTTACTTTTGTAAAGGTTACTTCACATACGCCTGATGTAAGCATACTCATATAGTTATCACGATCTTCAGTCATTAATATTACCCTTTCCGGTAAATGCATCATTTTCTAAATGATACTTGTTAATAAGTTTTCTTAAGAATTTATTAGTATTGTCTGCTTCATCTCTTTGCTGTTCAATACGACTTATAGATTTCCACATATGATCTTGTATTTCTTTTTCTTTTTCCAAAGCATTTTCAAGCTCAATAATATATTCAGCCGCTTTCCAAGCATAATGCTCAGTGCATCTGGCCTTCCATTCTTCACCTGCTTGATTTTTAAGTGATTGAACAACTTCAGATTGCTGTGGACGAGGATTAATATCTAAATAAACCTTGTCCACAACATCATGTTCATTTTCCTCCTTTTCAAAACCGTGCGTTTGAATTTCTGATACCACTACTGTCCTCCTTTAAAATGCCAGCTGAATATCAGCTGGACCATTATAGTATTCGTCGTCGTGCATACCCATAGCTTCAAGCAATTCATCAGTTTCTTGCTTGAATATTCTATAGAACTTTGGATCATGCTTTTTGATACTTTCACGATTGTGCTCAATATCAAACTTCTTGATTAGTTTTACCCAGCCTGGAGCTTTTGCTAAACGATCACGATCAAGTTCTTTTCGAAGTGCACGATTGCCAACAAACAATTCAGTGTTAG